TCCTGCTCGCTTGAAGTAAGAAGCCAAGCAGGCTTGGGGTTTTGATCTCCAAAATATCCGAGCCATCCACCAGTCTTGGCCTTGTCGAGCATCATGTCATCAAGCATCTTCTGCTTCTCATCCCATGTCATGCGACGGCCCATTCCACCAGACCCTTCGGTCGCACGAATTCGCGCATCAATTTTGTTTCGCAATTCAAGTGCGCGCTCAAACTTGGCCTTGTCGCTCTTCGGCGGATCGACATAATCCGACATGCCGTTCTTGATGAAATACTGATTGATCTGATCGGCAGAGATTCGGGCTTCTGAACTATCAATGGCGTCAAGACGCTTCCACTGTTCAATGAAGAACTGCGGAGTCATCTTGTCTCGATTTTCCAGAAGATAGTCCTTTGTAACCCAACCCTGTTTTAGAATTTCGAACTCGATTTCAACAGAGGTTTCCTTGCGCTGTTCATCAAGAATCTTCTTCTGTTCCGTGGCTGGCAGTTGAGCCATAAGTTGCGGCGGAACTGGCCTTCCAGATGCCAACTCATTTTCAATCGCGTACTTGACGCGATCAATCGAATCCTTCTTGGCCGCATCTCGTTCTGCAAACTTGCGACGAATCTCACCCATAACTCCACGCTGAACGTCGGGATCAGCAATACCACGCGCGATTTCCATCGCCTCGTTCATGGTGCGGGGAACAAGAGCCTTTTCAGGATTGCTGCGAGCGTTGAGCGTGTTGATTGCATCTGGATCAATCAGCCTTCCGTTTCTTTCCAGCGAGTATCGGAAATGACCGTTGCCATCTGACCCCTGCTCCGGAATTCCAATGGCTTGACCACGCACCAAGTTGGCCCCGACTTCGGCCCCAACTCCCTTGGAAACTCCGGAAATGGTGGCATGGGTTCCATCTTCAAATTCCATGACCATCGTGCGGCCATACCGCTCATCGTCATAAACATCAATGACTTTGCCGTCATTCGGAGCCATGATTGGCGTGTAAGACTTTGTGGTCATTTCCCACGCACGATCAGCAGCGCGAACAATCTTTCCATCTGCCGGAATCATGTAGTTGCTGCTTCCGGATGGAGTGTCAAGAGTTCCGCGATCAACAATGCTGTTTGCAAGTTCTGTAGTCATCTGCGTCTTGCGAGCAGATGTCACCTTTGCAAGCATGTCTTCTGATTGCTTGGGATCAAGATTGCCAGCCTGCTGTTGCTTCTTGATGTAAGTAAGCGCAGATGCATATTGGCTGTCAGTCATAAGTCGCTGCACCACGCCGCCAGTAACGGCTGTATGCACGCCACGACGAAGTTCGTCCATTTGCGGTGAATTGTCCGGATACCCAAGGGACGATCCGACCTTTTCCATTTCCTTGATTGCCAATGCAAGGTCGGTGTTGAATGGGCCTGACGGAATGGTTTTTCCATCCGGAGCAACCTGAACTTGCTCGCGAAACTGATATCCCTGAATCGCCCTTCCAACACTTGCTTCTGCTCTTGCGCGACTGCTGTCAATCTCAAATTTGGTGATTTCGCGGCTCCGATGCTCCATCATGCGAGCGCGAGTCAGTTCCAAATTTCGCGCTGCGGCAGATTTAAACATTGCGCGCTGCGTGTCATTCCGCAACCCGTCCATGATTTCATTTGCAGAGCCAGACAAGGAATCATTGACTTGCTGAAATTGAAGTTCGGCATCCTTGCCACGGGAATTGAAATAGCCGTTCTGGCCATACAGGATGTCGTTGCTTTGCTTTTGAAGACGAGCATCCGCTTCCTTGGCTTCTGCTTCATTGAGCCGATCTTGCATGTTCGACCCAATTCGGAACATGACATTCCCAGCATCAACGCTTGCCGCACCCATGCGAACTTCCTGATCCGCTGCAAGATTTTGCATTGGTTGGCCGGGGGTCGCTTCAAACGGAACAATTTGGTTGGTTCCAGTATCAGCAACCTGCGGTACGAACGATGTAGGTACGGTTGGCATGGATCAGAATCGCTTCTCGCTTTGAGCGGCCACAAGTTCATTCAGTCTCATCTGGGTAGCCCAAGTTCCACCAATTGAAGATGCACTGCCAAGCAGGGATGTGAATGTTGCAGAGAATGGACTGATAGTGTTTGCAGTTGCAAGCAAATTATTGGCACTCGTTCCAGCCATAACCCCCTGCGTGGTGTAGTTGGTTTTTTGCATCCGAAGCGCCTCTGCCTGACGCACAGTGTTGCTATCCATAGTCAGCACATCCAATTCCTTGATCAGATCCATGCTGGCAACCACATCCCTAGTGCTGCCAACGCCAGCCTGAAGACCTCTGGCGGCCATTGAGGCTTGCGCAGATGCCTTCTGCTGGCCTGCGGCCATGGTGTATCGGCCAATGGCCAATTTTCCGGCTCGCGTGGTCTGTTGGGCTGCAAACTCTGCCTGACGGGCATTGATGGCCGACATTTGCGCAGCAAAACGCTGGTTCTGCGCCTGCATCTTCAACTGATTCTTTTGACTTTCGGCAGCGTAATACGAGCCAATGGCTCCGCTTACGGCTCCCAAAGCGGAAACAATCATGCCGCCAGTCATAAGGGTTTCACCAGTTGTCATCCCAGAAGATCCAGATCCAGCAAGGGAAGACGGTGGCCCCATAAGGCTGTTTTCAAATGTACTGCTGAACGGGTTTACCGTTGAACCAAATGAAGTCGGTGGAAGGGTAAATGAACTCATATCAGCCTCCGATTGCAGCCTCTACCGTGATGCCAACAATGGTCAACGGAAGGGGATCGCTTTGACGAACATAAATTTGTCCATTTGCAGCCCACGACGGGGTAAGAACCACCAAAATCTCATCTGATTTGAGAACAGGAGGACTTCCATAAGGTTCCGTGGTGCGTTGCTTGGCTTCAACCAGATTGTCAGCATCAGGGCCGACAAAGATTCCGCTTGAGCGGTACACGCGCAACCAAGCCTTGTTGATGTTCTTATATCGGCCTTGTCCAAACCCATCAATGTTTAGGGTCAGTGGCAAGGTTTGCAAATCGCTGTTGTATGGCAACCCAACAACAATAGATGATGCCGCGCGGTCAAGCGTTACAACGCCGCCAGACACCACCTTCTGCGGATGAACGCATCCGTCAGCAAAGATGCTGACAGTCTTGCCATTCAGATGCGAAAGGCCGCTCACAGAATCGCGAGCGAAAGACCACACCGTTGTTGCAGCGTTGCGTGCGGTTGATGCAATTACAAGATCGGTCTTGACCGTTGCCACGGTGGTCGAGGTGGTCTGCATGATGCGCAAGCGATACTGAACGCTTGAATCGCCCGGATCAGTAAGAATGATGGCATCGCCAACATCAGTGGTTGCTGGGTATTGGAAAACCGGAGAAGAGCAGGTAAGCGTTAGCAGTTCGCTTGAATCCCAATTTGTTCCGCCAGAAAGCGTCATAGTGAACGCCGTTGTGTTTGTGCCACTGTAAGACAGTCCACAATCAACAAACCAAGCATCATTCAGCGAGGCAAACTCCTGCGTTGCCATTTGCTCGACATAGCGAACAGTCGATCCATTGATGGTTCGCTTTACCACCACATATAAACGGTCTTCTTGGCCTTCTGCAACACAGCAAACGCTCTCATATGTCCCATCAGTTTCATGCTGATGCCATGCGCCAATCTGCTGTTCTGGAACATATGTAAGACCAAGCAACTTGCCAGTGCTTGAAGTAAACCAAAGCATTGGAAGCGGAGCCTTTGCATACGCCATGTCAACTATCGAATAGTTGTCAAACAGGTGAGCGGATCGCAAGGACAAATCGCCAGTCGTAAATCCGTTTGCTTGCCACGAATACCCAAGTTCGCGTACATGTCCGCCACGATCTGCGCAATAGATCATGCTGTTGTTCACAACAAGCGGCTGCGCTTGAGACGCTCCGATATAAGATTGCGGACGAACAGAAATGCTTGTCGGAGTCAGGGCGTCAGAGTTCACCGAAGTAACACGCCATTCGGCGGATTGCGTGAGCAAAACCAACTGGCTCAACGGAACAATGTGTCGAATTGTATTGGCTTCGCGGGCTGCAACCTTGATTGCAATTCGATCCGTATCAAGAGTAGGAATGGAATACGAAATGTCGCTTTCCGTATTGGAACGAGTCATCCACAAAGACTGTGGATTGTTTGTTGTTCCCGCAAAAACTCGTCGCTGCTCGTAATACGAAACAGCGCCCGGATAATTGCCTGCCCCACTAAAAACAGGATCCTGAATCGGCAAGGTTCGCCCAGCGTCAGGCGCAATGTTGTCGTCAACAAAAGTGTACGAACTGCTTCCATCATCAGTTACGCTTCCAATGTAGGCATATGACCCGGTTGGGGCTGTTCCAGATCCAACCTTTCTGTAAATGTTGTAAGAGACAGCGCCAGTAACGCCATCAAATCCAAGCGTCATATGCGCGCCAGTTACATTCAAATCTATCGATTCTGAATCGATATAGGCCGAAGCAAGACTTTCGGTTTGATCTTTTGCAACTGCCGTAACCTTATATGACCAGATGTTGTCATGGCCGTTTTGTGTAGCGTAAGTAATTACCGCAGTAGTTACATCAAATGCAGTTGATCCAGAAGTGGACTTAAGTGTTCCATCGCTTGGATCTCTCAATTGCAAAGTAGATCCGCTTGCACTTGATGCAATCCAAAAACCGTTTATTGCCGTGGTTCCTCCAGTAACTCCAAAAATGTATACGGGATCTCCGTTGCCAAAATAATGCGTAGCGGAAGTTGTTATTACCGCTGGATTTGCAATGCTGATTGCTGACAAGTGAACAAGAGAATTTCCCCAAGCAAAACCAAGAGAAGTAATTGTTGGAGCAGCAAGCGTTGGAGCAAACGGAATGGTGATCAATGTCCAGTTCGTGGCAGAGTTCCTGCGCAGTTCTCTGGGCGCATAGTTTGGATGCACAAATGTAAGAACATCTCCGGACTGGACATAGTGAATGTCAAACAGGTCGGCTTGTGCATACGGATTTGGGATTTCGTAAATGCCAGAAGGAAGTGGATACCAGTAACTTGCGTTTGGCGGCGCGTTGCCCGTAGTCGCGGCAATGCAATAGTAGTTTGTGCCACCAGAAGAAACTAGATCGCCAATCGCATATGTGGTTGCGCCGCTATACGCCGCTGGAGTACCTGCGCCAAGGGTCGAGCCTTGCGTGTGAAATCGGAAATAGCCTTGGCCAACCTCAATCACCATGGTTTGCGTGGTGCTGTAAGTAAATGGAATCAGTCTGGCTACACCATTGTTCTTGGTTCCACGAACAAACTTTGTTCCGGGCCTGCGTATTACTGGCCCCTGCGGAGTCGCAATCATGTTGCTGATTTTTGCAGCACCAGATTGATATTTCACATCATCAATGCGACCATACATTTCTGGCGACAGTTCGCCGCCAGCAAACGACCGACTGAATACGCGAGTGTTTGGCATTTCAGCGTCCGCTAGTCCAAGGAACGATGTGTTCAACCTTGATATTGCGCTGATTGCCGTCGCTCTTGCGAGCCTCTGCGAGCCATCCGGCCATCATTTGCGAACACCGCTTTGATTCGGCAGCGCCAGCATCGCCCTTCAAAACCGGGCCAGCCAGCATTGAAGCGAGATGCCAAGACAGGGTTGGAACAAACAGCTCAGAAAAGTCAGTAGAGTCATTTACCAGCGCCTGATATCGCAAAACCGCGTTCGCAAGATTGGTGTACAGCACATGAATGCCGTTTGAAAGAGTTTCAATAGTGAATGGTTGCGGCACATACCTACCAGCGGAAATGGCTGGCGAATAGTTGTGCGCAAACTGCGGAGTGTCCGTGGGGATGAATCGAGTTGCGTAATCATCATACGCCTCGTTTGAAATTACGGAAATTGGATTGACGCAATCCGATGGCAATGCATATGCATGTTGCCACTGAACCCAATCGTTTGTCACTTCAGCCAAAAGAGCGCGTCGTGTGGAGAAGTTCCAGTTGTGCATTTCAAGCAGGTTGTCTCGCGCAATCGGATAAAACCGCGCGCAATGTTCTGCCTGTGCCGATCCCTCCGGAGGATCAATACTTGCAATAGTCGCCGAATCTCCAAGGTGTGCAAGTGCCAGATTGCAGATGTCTACAACTGATGCCATGGCATTCTCCTAAATAAGAGAGGGGTGCTGTGGTCGCCCGCAGCACCCCTCTTTTTTATCTCATCTCACACAGAGTCAACCCATGCCATTGCCAGAAGCCGCTGCCGACTTGCGTGGCCGTCCGGGCTTCTTACGCTCCGGTTCAGCCATGTCCTGATCATCGTCATCCATAACCGAATCAATCGGAGTCAGGATTTCGATTTCCGGGCCATTGTATTCAAAGACTTCATTCTCCTCGCGGATCGTGTTGTCGATGAAGCACTTGACAGTTGCCTTGACCTTGGGCATGAATTGCTCCTTTTAGATGATCGCGAAACCGGACGGATAATACTTGCGACCATCCTGAATGTCCTTCGTGATGTACGCGCACACGCTTCCCGTGGTGGGAGTCGAGCCAACCGTGGTGTAGCGCGCGCCGAGGTACTGCGTACCCTTGCTCGCGTTCTGCGGGTTGATGCGGACATAGAAGGTGGCATTCGCGGTCAGGCTGGCCAGCGGAACTGCGCCAGACGAACCGATGGGAACCACGCCAGTGGACAGGTCAGCAGCAGTCGAACCAATGACTTCAAACTGAAGCGAAGTCAGGGTGTTGTATGCGGCAACCACGGTGAACACCACATACAGATCCTCACCTTCGCCAATATCGCGAATGTTGGACAGGTTGATGGTGTTGGTGGACAGCACGGGAGTGCCAGAAGCGGGAAGAGCGGCCTGACCAGTGACCACGCCAGTAGCGGGCACAGTGCCCGAAAGGACGGAGTTGTTTTCAATAATCATTTGAGAATGATCCTTTCTGTTTCAGTTGTCCTATTAGGACACCTGCGATTCGGTGTTCAGGATGGCGTCAACGCGACGCAGCGGAACGCCAAGGAACGACAGCCACGAATAGGGCATACCGAACTGCGACAGACCCTCATTGACCTTCAGCACATACTGGCTCTTGTCAAGCGCAGCAACAGTGAGGCCACTGTGGACGGTGCGGTTCATGTAGAACGCAGCCTTGCCCATTGCCATGTTCGGAACGCGGTACAGGGCACGAGCCATCAACTTGATCAGCGCGGTGCTGGCGTTAGCCGCCTGCGAACCACTCTGGCCAAGAAGACTGGTGGTGTTGATGTTGGCGATACGAACCACATAACGCCAATCCTTCACGACCAAGCCGTTCTTCCACTGATAACGGGTGGCGTAAGCCTGAAGACGGGTTGCATCACTGTTGTACACAGTCTGCTCGCCCAGATCCTCATGGATCAGACCAGCCTTGCTGCCCTTGGGGAAGGGGCAGTACACGGTCTGATCGCCCCACACAACCAGATACACCGAAGTGTTGGCAGTCGAAGAGTAACTGTCGCTACCAAGGGCGCTGATGACATTCGATCCGTTGCCAGCCGAAGTCGAACTGTAGCGCGTGGCCAAACCAAGGAACTGCTTCGGATCAGTGGCGGGGTTGCCATAGAACAGAGTCGTTGCCTGCGTCTGGTTCATTGCCTCAAGGAACGCGGTGTCTTCCGACAGACGGAACTGCGCCGTGTTGCCGTTGAGCATCGCCAGATCCTTGTCCACCTCACTGCGGGCTTCCAGAATGCCGCAAGCCTCATCGACCTGCGCGGTCGTGGACTTGCTGTTCGGGATGCCCTGATTCAGCGCGCGCCAGTACACGGTCGGAAGACCAGTACGGATCACGACGCGGTCGCCAGTGGGAAGGTTGCCTTCCTTGAAAACGCAATCCTCAAGGATTTCGTTGCTCTGCGAAAGGAGTTCAGCAATGACCGGAATGCGGCCATCTGGATCGGATCGCTTGGCCCAATCGGCCAGCGTCAGGTTAGTGTTGGTGATTTCTGCCATGTGAAAGGTTCCTTATGTTAGGAGTTGTTGTTGGAATAGAGGGTTGCAGCAGCGGACGCAAAGTCACGGACGGCGGGCTTGGTTGCTGCGCTTGATCCGTTCGTTACGACATACTGATCCTCACTGATCGCCTTGCCTGCCCTGTAGAAAAACCGGATCAATTCCGGATGATTTCCAAGGCCAGACTCATTCAAAAGTGATCGCAGTTCGGGCGTGCCAAATGTGTCGAGAGCCTTCTTGGCAACGGCAAGGTTTGACTGGATGTTGTCTCCGCCAAATTCCTTGTCAGCCTGCGAGGTCTGCGCCCACTCTTGCCGAATCGCCTCAAGATTCTGTGCCTGCCGTTCTGCGGCCTTGGCTCCTACCTTGTCCAGAATCTTCTGCGCGGATTCCTGTGACAGATTCAATTCCTTGGCGATGTCGGAGAACGAAGTAATAACTTCGTTATCAAAGTTCCAGCCTTCAGGAGCCTTGAATTCGTACTTCTCTGGTGCGCCCTTGGGAGCATCAGCCTTGACCGCTTCGGTTTTCACAGCATCCGTAGTGGTCTGCTGTGCCTGTTGAGAATCCGCTACCTGTCCATCCACCACCATCGTGGGAGATGCCTGATCAACGGCTGGCGCGTTATTGGTTGTTGGCGCTTCCGTCGTTGTTGGTTCGTTCATTGGTGTTTTCCTTCATCATCACTGGATACTGCTTGGGACACACTGCGTGGATCGTTGACAGGATTCGTAATCCGTAGTTTCTGTTGCCTTCGGCAAAGGCCATTGCCATTGCGTTGGTATTGAACGAACTCCGAAATACGCCTGCCTGATCCATAAGCCGCCACAACAAACGACGGCCACGCTTGTCCGACATCAGCCACTTGATGTCTTCCTCCTCATTCTCGCGGTCAAGCCGTTCGCGCAGTTCACGATCTGCCTGCGCGCGTTCCTGACTTTTGATGTCGAGGGGGTCGTAACTAGTCACGGCGAAACCATAGTCATTATTGCAATAACTATGGATACCTTTTTACTGAACAGACAGTTGATACCCCTCAAGGGTCACAACAGTATTGGCCGTATTTACAGTTGCCTTGATCGCAAATGTCTGATCGGAACCGTATGCAACGGAGAATTCCTGATACGCGGTGGTAGCAGTACCGTGTCCGGTCGCTGCTGCGGGGCCAGTCACGATCTTGCCACTTCCACGCGCCCAAGCAATCTTGTTCACATTTGCGGTGGTAGTTGTAGTCAGGCTGCCGCTGTTGTAGATGTCGTTTCCGGCATATTCAATTTCAAAAACCTTGGTTGCGGCAGAATTCGGGTAGGTAAACAGCGCATTGACTTCCATGTTGCCATTCTGCGTAAGCAGTCCACCTTCAACGGTGAAAGAAGTCATTGTGATTGCTTCAGTAGCAGCCTTGACGGCAGCAGTTCCGTACCAAAGGATGCAAGTGTGCGTGCCAGATCCAACTGCGGTGGCAAGGATCGATGCGCCACCAGCACTTGCTGAAAGCGTAAACGAGTTTGCAGAAATGACGCTGTTTACATAATAAGTCGTGGCGGTTGAAAACCCGGTTGGAAGCGAACTAGTGGTTGTAAAGCGCACCTGATCACCAACCGAACGACCATGGCCCGTCCACGAAATGACGGTTGGTGTAATGATCGCGGTGTGCGTGCTGGTTCCGTCAGTCGTGCAAACGATTTCACTTCCGCCAGTCGGGCCAGTCATCACCGTAAACGAATTTGCGCTGATGACGCGAGAAACATAGTAAGTCGTTCCAGTTGCCAGTCCAGACGGAAGAGTGCCTGCCGTAGCGAATTGCATTGCATCGCCAACAACTCGACCATGCGAAGTCCAGTTGACCAGCACTGGCGAGTTGTAGTTTGGCAAAACCGCAGTCTGGCCACTAACAAGGTTGTACGACGAGAAGGTGACCGTTGCCACCGTTGACGAAGAAGTCGAGAATGTGGCAGTGCCCGAAACATAGGGCAAGTTGATGGTAATTGCGGTTCCCGAAGTGTCCGTGTCAAGAGCGGTTACTGGATAGAGGCCGCTTACGCCGCTGCCGCTAGTCCAAGTCACATACACGCTGGTGTTGATTGCTGGAGTAATTACAGCAGCAGTGGTCAGGCCGTGCGCGCCAGTTCCGTTCAAGCGAACATTGCCGCTATTGGAATTGAAACTGGTGACAGTGCTGAAAGTCGAAGCAACCGGAACAACACTGATTCCGTTGAAATTGGTGTAAACCTTTGGAGTAAATCGATTACCAACCACGCCAACAATGACATTGTTTTCGTCAACTGTAAACGGTGGATTGGCAGAAATCTTGGTGGGCATTGTGTGTTCCTTTTTGAATCAGTACAGAGCAACCATATTGGTCGCCGTGGTGGTAGTTGAGTTGATTCGCACAAAGCGAATCGGAATGATTGCGCCAGCAGGAACGCCAGTGAAATTCACGGCATCACCGTTTGGCATGACCGCAACAACAATGCCTGTGCCTCCAACATAAAGAGCGCGAGCAACACCAGTAATGTTTACGGTGTCGCTTTTTGTGATTGCTTCTGCGTACTCGTACTGATTGATCGATGAAGACGGGGTGTAGTTTGAAGAAATTGCCATAAGAATTCCTTACGCGAGGCGCGTCAACTTGTAGAGAGTGGTGGAAATTAGCGAGCAAATTGCATCAACATCGTTCTGGATGTGGCTTTCAGTGCCCATCGCAGAACGGTTCTGCTCAAGGTAGTCGTAGATGCCCTGAACTTCAGCCAGAGGCGTTGCAGCCAATTCAAACGAACCACTGGTGAACTTCAACTTGTTGCCAGTGCAACCCATGTACGACTCCGAAAGGCTGTCCACAGCCTCGCGCAGAGCGTCGTACACGCCAAGAGCCATGTGCTTTGCAAAAGATCCCGGGCCATCAACCATGAGGTGATGCATATGAATGGCGTTTGCGCCGTGCATCAAGCGAGACACGAACTGGCTAGCGGCCCCGGCATCGCTGCCGCCTTCGCTGCCGTAAAGAAGAGTGGTCTTGTTCATCATTGACATTGTTTTCTCCGTTTGTCTGATTTTGATTGTAAGGCTGTTCGCCTATATCCCAAAGAAAAAAGCACTTTGCCTATTGCATCCCCGGTATCCGTGACTGCCTGCTCGTCCAATGCTGGGACGCACGCATGAAGGATTTCGTGTGAGATGACTTCAAGCAATTTGCGATCACGAAGCGTTCTGCGAACCCTGATGGTGGGGTGTCTGCCGGGAGGGTGGTCGCAATCTCCAAGCGAGTCGCGCGGCATCTCACTGGCTGGAACCAGCCGAATCCGCCACCAACGCCCATTGATTTTGACCCGCGTTTCATTGCGCATCGTGGACATCCCACGCAATCCTTGGAACTCCACGCCTACTGCTTTCAGCACCAGCAACATCCCATTGCAAATAGATTCGCACCCACTTTTGACGGAGCGGAGAAGGGCCAAAGTTCTTTTCCACTTCCCATCCGTGCGAACCATCTTTCCATCCGTCTTTCGTAGTTCCGACGCGGATGAAATCACAATACCTTTTTTCAATTTTGTATACCCCGTTTTGAGTTGACAGGTATTCGCGCGCAATGCCAACGACATTACTTGTGTGCAAATGGCTAGTTACGATGCTGTCAGCGCCCTCAATCATGGAGTACATGCGGCGCACATCAAGCACGCCAAATGACATCATTGCGCCACCGCCGCCTCCGTGGTGGTATCTCTGGGTGTAGGTCAAACGATTTCCGCCTAACTCAAATTGCCACTTGACCCAACCGCCGTAACCCCCTGTGCCAACAGGGGAATGCGCGCGATCTTTGATAGCCCTAACTAAATGCGCGGTCGGATCACTTTCGCGATGCCTCATCCACGCGCTTTCGTGATTTCCTTGGGCCACCATCCCAATGTGCGAGGCATACGGCGCAAACAGGTCAGCAGCCTGATCGATCACCCTGTCAAAGTAATTATCTGACAACAGGGTGCTGCGAAGAGCCGATTTGCTGCCGCGCTTATCGCCTACGCCCTGCATCAAATCAAGGCTGTCACCGATGCACAGCACTACAGCGTCACGCTCAACAGCCTGCGCCAACAGGCGCGTAGTCATCTCGTTGTGCGCACCCTTGCTGTCCACATGGTTGTCAGCAAGCAACAAGCACCATTGCTCAAAATTGCCCATGGCTGGGCGCTTGACCTTGATCACATGGATGTTGCTGCTGTGATGCTCAATTTCCCAGCCGCGCTTCCGGTCTGGGTATTTCTTGATACCCGGAACGACAATCTCGCCCGTGGCCTTATCAGCCTTGGGTTTCTTTGGTTTGGCCGGAAGGCGCGCCATTGTTACACCTCAACGGGTGAGGGCGAGTTGTATCCAGAGAACATGTTCATAATGTCGGTCAGAGCGTTCTGCTGTCCGCTACCAGTTGGCGATTGCGCCAAGTTCTTTGCGGTTTCGGATTGCTGCTGCATTGCCGCCGCCTGCTCCTTGGCAGCCATGGCCTGATTGCGAGCCTGACGAACCATCGCAACCTGCTTGTCTGCAACAATCAGACTTGGATCAACTCCAAGCA